GGTGGTATGTTTAGAACCAATGCACAGTCGTTAGATACAAACGTCACAATAGAAGCTACAGAAAATGCTAACGTCACAGGTCCTTTGACCATAGCAAGTGGTGTGACACTGACGATTAACTCAGGAGGGAACGTAGCAATACTATGAGCAATCTTCTAGTACAAAATATAAAGCATACAAATGGCACTACGGCAGCCACTGTTAATAGTAGTGGTGTATTTGCAAGTGCAGGTCATGCTATTCAAACTGTCTATTCTGAGTATGAAACTTATGGGAGTTCAACCAGTACATCTATATTTTCAATTCCAGTTACAGCTACGATAACTCCTAAATTCAGCAATAGTAAAATCTTAGTTCAGGTCAGCCTTAACGGAATGTATAGCAGTGGAAATGCTAGAAACTGCATACAAGAACTTTATAAAGATATTGGTGGGGCAGGTGCTTCTAGCGTACATAGATTTCAAAGCACAATGGGTTATGTGACAGCAGGTGATGAAGCTAGTTATGGAACATATTCAAATGCGTATCACTATTATGAAACAGCAGGTTCAACAAGTTCTATTGTCTACCAAATATATTTGTTACAAAGTGGTGCAGGAACAGTATTCTGGAACAATTATAACGCACTCAACGGAGATACAAAGTCAACAATGGTGTTGCAGGAGATAGCGCAATGATAACGATATCTCAAGCATTAACAGAGTTAGGCATTAAAGAGTGGATTCTACGAGGAGAGCCTACAACAGAAGATGAATTTAAAGCTATGTTTACAAAAGTTACTGGAGAGCATAGCTCTGGAACTGCAATAGAAAGCTCTGACCCTAAAGATTGGGGAACTACATGGAAAGCAGTTAGCGATAAGAAGAAAGCGTTGGAGGATGCAGAACCTATGCGATTGTTGAGAGTTAAGAGAGATAGTCTATTAGCTGAAACAGATTGGATGGCTAGTTCAGACTTAACAATATCAGATGCTTGGAAAAAATATCGTCAAGACCTAAGAGATATAACTAAGACAGCTACTTCTCTTGAAGATGCTAAGTTTCCAACAAAGCCGTCATAGGATAAACAATGGCAACTCTCAAAACAAACACACTTACAGGCACAACAACAGCAGGGTCTATTGCCGTCACAGGAGAGGGTAACTCTACAACTACCAACTTACAGCAGGGGTTGGTTAAAACATGGGCGAGTATTAAAGGAACAACTTCTACTGAGTTACTAGACAGTTTTAATGTAGCTAGTGTTTCAGATGATGGTACAGGAAAGTCTACAATAACAATTACAAATGATATGACAAATGACAATTATTCTACAACCACCTCTGCACAAGAAAATACCTGTGTTCATGCTCATACGTCTGTAGCAGCAGGGTCAATACAGTTACAGTCAAGAGGTAGTGATGACCAAGCATTTACTGATGTTGACCATTTTGGTGTTCAGATAGCAGGAGACTTGGCATGAGTACACTAAGAACAAATGCCCTAGAGGGAATGGATGCAAAGAACAGCATCACTATTGTTGCAGGTGCAGGGAATATTACCACTACGAATGTGCAAGAGGGTTTAAGCAAAGTATGGTCAAATACATCAGCAGATGGAACTACTTTAAACGATAGTCTTAATGTATCTTCTTTAGGAGATAGTGCTACAGGACAGCAAAATATAAATTTTACTAATGCTATGGGTAATACTAATTTTGCAACAACAATATGTCCTCAAACTAATATTGACCAAGAGTGGGAGCAGGTGGCAAGTAGGACTACAAGTTTAGCTAATATTAGAGCTTATAATGGAAGTAATTATGCTGACATTGGGTTAATGATACAGGTAGCAGGAGATTTAGCATGACACCAAACTTTCAAGGAACACATTTATGGGATAGACTAGGGTGGGCAAAGCAAAACCTAGAGCCATTTAGAAGTGAGTTCTGCATTGTATGGGAAGATCCTGACAACCTAGATGAACCTGCAAAGGTAACACACCCAGACCCTAATTGGATGGCTTGTGCATTGAATGGTGGCATACTACCTCCAGTATGGGTATATTGGGAATTAAAAAAAGACGAAGCAAAGCCAGACTTTGTAAAACATACACGAGGATATTTGTTGCATAACACTGAGCCAGTAAAAGCTATGACAGAAAGTGAAGCAATAGAATACTTAATAATGAAAGATATACCTGAGAGGGTGTGGAGAGATTATGAACAAGCCAATCATAAGCGTTTGTTTGTAGTAAAGAAAGAGCAGTTACCTCAACATCGAACATGGCGTAACGCTTGGAAAATTGATCAACAAGTGGCATAGGAGATATTAATGACCAAAACATTTATAACAGATAAGGACGGGGCAACCATAGATGCGTCTACTGCAACTGTGCCTTCCGACAGACATTTTAGAAACGCATGGAAACTCAGTGGTTCTGTAATAGCAGAAGACATGACGGCAGCTAAAGTTATCTTCAAGGATAAAATTAGGGAAGTCAGAAAGCCTTTACTTGAAGCTCAAGATGTAGCATATATGAAGGCACTAGAAGATGGCAATAGTTCTGCACAGACAACAGCAAAAAACGCAAAGAAGGCATTGAGAGATGCTCCTGGGGCTTCAGCCATAACTAATGCAGATACAATAGCTAAACTAAAAGCAGCTTGGGATACAAGCACATTGGGTGACAGCCCTTACGCATGAGGTGAATAAATGGCTTTGACACAACTTAGAGTGGGTGCATTTCCAACAAACAGTGTATTGCAAACTGTAGTTAATAATGATGATGTTGGTGGTAAAACATACAACACAACTACTTTTGCAGAAGTTGCTACTGATATGCGTATATCTATTACTCCTCTATCTGCTAGTTCTCTTTTGATAATACGATATCAATTTTTGATTGGAGGAAGTAACTCTACACTACTTAGGCATTTCAAAATACGAAATGTAACTGCTTCAGCAGACGTAGATTTAGGACATGATGCCGAAGGTAGTAGAATTAATATTCATGGTAGCCATAGAAATCAAGATGCTGATGAAAATGATGTAGACATGATTGCTGTTGAAGCAAAAGAAGTTTCAAGTTCTACCAACGCTAGAACATATACCTTGTTTGGTAAAATAGAAAGTGGGTCTGATATTACCTATCTAAATCACACCACTACGGATACGGCATCTATTGGTTATGCAAAACCCATGATTACCATACAGGAGATTAAACAGTAATGCCGTATCTAGGAAAAGCACCAAACCAAGGTATCCGTAACAGGTTCATCTATCAAGCCACAGCAGGGCAGACATCGTTTAGTGGTTCAGATGCCAATGCACTTACGCTAACATATGCAGACGGTGCTTATGTAGACGTATATCAGAATGGTATCCTACTCAAGCCAAGCACAGACTATACAGCCACATCAGGTACAACAGTGGTGTTGGTCACAGGAGCATCAGTCAATGATGTTGTAGAGATAATAGCCTATGATGCCTTTAGCATAGCCAACAGCTACACCAAGGCAGACTCAGACACACGGTATCCATTCTTGGGTAATAACTCTATCGTAAGAACAAACGGACAAACAATCAGTGCTGATGTAACAATCAGCAGTACAACTAACGGATTAAGTGCAGGTCCTATAACCATCGGAAGCAGTGCCACCGTTACAGTTAGTGGATATTGGACAGTATTATGACATCACAACTAAAGGTAGATAAATTACAGGGTAGGACAACAGCAGGTAGCATTACAGTTACAGGTGAAGGTACGTCTGCTGAGACTAATTTACAGCAGGGTTTGGCTAAAACATGGATTGAGTTAAGAACAGTTGACGGTGGTCCTGTGGATGGTGACTCTTTAAATGTTTCTTCTCTTGATGATGATGCTACAGGACGATACACAATTCATCACACTAATAGTATGGGAGGTGTTTACTATTCAAAGAGTATGGGAGTGTTTTCAACAGTTGGCACATCTAATATGGTGTTTGCAGGATATGATGACCAAAGTGCTAGTCAGGCACAATGCACAGTTGTTGATGAGGGCAATAGTGCGGCAGACTGCACATCACTTGGATTTACAGCGCACGGAGATTTAGCATAATGGCAAGTAAAATAGAAGTAGATGAAATATTCAACGCAGGGGGAGATAATGACACAGGCATTGACCTTGCGACTAATGATGCTGTTAAAATTAAAATAGCTAATGCTGTTAAAGCTGAAGTAGATAGTAGTGGTCATGTTAAACTTGATACAGTTAAGGGTTACACATCTGCTGCATCAGTAAGTGTGGTAGGAGAAGGTGGGTCAACTACTACTAACTTACAGCAAGGGTTGGCAAAGGTGTGGGCTAAATGTGATGAGCATACGATTGAAGACAGTCTTAATGTTACTAGCTCAACAGACCACGGAACAGGAGATTACACTATTACTATTGCTAATGACATGGCAAATGTGACGTATTCTCTTACACTTTCTTCATTAGCTGTTCAAAATCAAATTACTGCTATGGCGGCAGGTTCATATCGTAGAGAATGTTCTAACTCTAGTGGTACTGTAGCTGATGTAAATTTTGCAAACTCAACAGTACACGGAGACTTAGCATAATGGCATCAGTATTAAAACTAAATACACTAACAGGAGCAAGTACAGCAGGGTCAATCGCTGTGACAGGCGAAGGTAATAGCACCACCACTAATCTGCAACAGGGATTGTGTAAGGCTTGGTGTAACTTAGATGGAACAGGAACAATAGGACACTTGGATTCATTTAACATGAGTTCTCCAACAGATGTTGGAACAGGTGCTTTTACTTTAAGTTTTACAAATAATATGGCTAATACTAGCTACTCTACAATAGGAAGTGCAAAAGAAAGTACAGGAGGCACTCACGCTTCAGACGGAGTAGATAGAATACTTAATCCTTCAAGAGTTGTATTAGCTACGTCTGATGTAAAAGTTACAGCAATTAATCTTTCTAACGCACTAAGAGATTGTGATGAAAATGCAGCACAAATTTGTGGAGATTTAGCATGAGCAAAGCAGCAGAATTAGCAAACCTTATAGGCAACATCAACGCAGGTGGTGGTGGAGCAAACAGGAATGTCATCATCAATGGTGCAATGAACGTCGCACAAAGACAAATATCAGTTACAGGATTGGGTGCTGATGCAGATACAATTCCGACTTGTGACAGATGGTATCATTCTGCTCAAAGCACAGCAGGAAGATTTACTATGACACAAGACAGTTCTGCTCCTAGTGGTTTTGCAAACAGTTTAAAACTAGCCTGTACTACAGCAGATACTTCCATTGCGGCAGGAGAGGTTCTTCTTTTACGTCAAAAATTAGAAGGACAAGATGTACAAATGTTTGCTAAAGGTACAGCAGATGCTAAACCTTATGCTTTATCTTTTTATGTCAAAGGGAATGCAAGTGCTACTTATGTAGCTGAACTTATGGACAACGATAATAGTAATCGTCATGTTAATAAAACATTTAATGTTACGACAGATTGGACAAGAGTTGAGTTGAGTTTACCTGCTGATACTACAGGTGCTTTAGATGACGATAATGCTAATAGTCTTGACCTTAACATATGGTTACACGCAGGTTCAAACAGAACAAGTGGCTCACTTCAAACAACATGGGGAGCATTAGCACAGGCTAATAGATGTGTAGGTATATCTTCATTTTTTAGTAGCACCTCTAATACCTTTTTCATCACAGGTGTTCAGTTAGAAGTAGGGCAGAACCCAACAGAGTTTGAGCATGAGCCTTTTGAGAGGACGTTGCTTAAATGTCAAAGGTATTATGAACATTGTTACGATGTTTTAGGAACTCATTTTCCTGCTGATGATGTAGCTTTTGGAAATGGGATGACTTTACATAATGGAAACTGTTGGTCAAATGATAATATAAGAGTGCAAGTTCATTTTTTAGTTCGTAAAAGAGCCGTACCAACAACAACAGCTTACTCTGTTTCTGGATTAGCAAATGGTTCAACAGCTAATAGATGGGATTGGTATGATGGGTCTTGGCAAGAAACCAGTGGGGCTACAAACATGACTGAAACTACGGCTGTTGGTATTCATGTTTCTCTCGTAGAAGCTGATGCAGGTAATGGAGCTGCTCTTCTAATAGCAGGGGGTTGGGATGCGGATGCTGAATTATAGGAGATAAAAATGAATATATCAGAAGCACAATGGGTAACTACAGAGAAAAGGTCTATTAGAATAGTAGAAGGCTCTAACACTAGATTTGTTCCTACAGACCCTGCAAACAGACACTACGCAGAAATACTAAAACAAGTTAAGGCAGGTACACTAACCATAAAGGATGCTGATTGATGCTTGGCTTTAGCTCCATATCGGAGTTAGCTTTTGCTCAACTTCCTGGTGCTTTTGTACATCTTTCTGGTGTTAATACTACAGGTATAGCAGGTGATGAAACTGTAGTGGGTACCGCTGTTGTATCTGGGTTCTCAGCTACAGGTGCAGTAGGTACATTAGGTGATGAAAGCGTGGTTGGTAAAGCTAATGTATCTGTTACTGGACTTTCTGCCACAGGTTCTATAGAATCCGTTATAGTATGGGGGCTCGTAATTCCTGCACCGGGGACATCCTACACAGCAGTTAGTCCTTCGAGTAGCCCAACATGGGCAACAGTTTCAACAGGGTCCTCTAAGACATGG